ACCCAATGGAGGCGGTGGGAATCGAACCCACAAGTGTGCCTTGCAAAGGCACCAGTTTCCCGTTAGCTTACGCCCCCGACACTACTTTACACTTGTTCGGGATTAGCAGACAACTCATCTTGGTCAAGCGCATCCAAACGGTCATGTAGAGAATTTATCTCGCTATTCAGGTCATCCACACGGCTATAAAGATAATCAATTTCTTCAAGATTCTGATTTTTATCCGTGACATAGAGGTTATCCAAATCTTTCTGAAGGGCATCAATCTTCCCATTCATCTGACGCAAGATTTCACTATCATCCTGAACCAAGGTGTTGTAGATGCCATCAATTTCTCTTTTCGTCTTTTCAATTTTGGTATCAATCTCGCGCTTTACCTCTTCATAATCGCGCGTCAAAAGGTCATATAATCCATTTAATCGTGTCTCATTGTCCTGTATCTTTTCTTCAATCGACGGAAGAGACCCTGCTACTAAAAACAGTTTCCAAGTGGATACGCAGAAAATAGCAAAGAAAAAACCTACAACAATAGATGATAGTTGAAACATATGACGCTCCTTATAAAGAATGAATACCTCACCAGCATTGCCCCACTACGACTCGAACGTAGATTCACAGGTCCAAAGCCTGTTGTCCTGCCATTGGACGATAGGGCATTAAAACATAGCGCTAATGGGAATCGAACCCATCTTACCTGAGTGAAAGTCAAGCGTCCTAACCGATAGACGATAGCGCCTTGCTAACCACACAACTCTAATATAACACCTGCTCACTCATCTGTCAAGGTGTCTTTGACTTTTTCTTTTTTAACGCAGGAGTTGCCTCTGGAACCGTAATAACCGTACCCAATTGAGTAAGCACTTCCCTCATATTCGGATAAATGGACAATAAGGTTTGGTCCTTAATATGCACCATGATATTGGATTCCTTCCAGTGCATTCCCTCTAGCATCTGCAACCAAATGGTTTCACGACGAAGCGGAGGAACAGTTTTCATACTTCCATTCGGTAGAAAATTCTTAATGCGGCGAAGTTCTTGCCGAGCCGTAGTATCGGACATTCCATCGGGCATATCCATCTTAGGCTTAAAAACCTCTGGCATGCCCTCAGGAAGACCCGTAATGCGCTCTGACTCTACAGTTGCCATTCTCATGAAGAGGGCAAAGGTGGAGTCCATTTGTGCGACTTGCTTGGTTCGCATGACTTGCTCTTCAAGGGTTTCCCCCTTGCTAATCCAATCTAATTTTTCATTCAACTGCATGGTTGCGTTTAAGTTCATATCAAAACTCCGTAAGATGTTCCATAAGATGCTTCATATCATGGGCCATGAAATAATTCAATAACTGGGTCTTGCTCTTCATATTATACTGAAGGGTATAGCTCAACACAATGGACTCTGTGATATCCTGAGGAATGTTTCGCAAATCAATGAGTTGTGCATTGCGATGTATATTTATACTGTGTTCCGACTGCATCCAATGAGATGATAACGATTGGGTCTTCCAGACTTCCAAATCTTTTTTCCGAATAGACTTCTGACGGCCTCCTGATACAAAGACATCATCAGGGGAAAGGAAGTTCGGGATACCATCGCCCTTGTCACCGGAAAGGATATGCTCCATCAGAATTTCATCAATATTTCCATCGGCTTTAATCCAGACTTTTTGGACGGGACTGAATTGACGAACATTCTTATAACGTTGCAGTTGGGTAAAATCATGGTCTCCCGACAGAATCAACACGGGCTGAGGGGTCATCTCTAGCCCTTCTTGAACGAGATTATTGGTCTGTGTCCATTCCACTAATGCCGCAATGACATCATCGGCCTCTGCCATGTTTACATCAATCACAGGGTAAGGAAAAAATTCTGCCAATTCAATCTTGATTTGATTCAGGGCTTCAAAAATTGCTGACCAATTAAAGCCACTAGTATCACGGGTCTTTTTCCGGTTAGCCTTGTAATGAGTAAACACTTTCTTGCGCCAGTATTTCTTATTGTCACAAGCAATCACTATCTCGCCATATTCCTCACCAAACTTATTCTTATAGCTTCGAATCGTATTGATAATCATGTGGCGAACAAGCGGGGTACTAATTTCTGCGTCGGTATGTCCACGCAATTCTGCCATTAAGGAACTAATAGCAATTTGCGAATAATCGATAATAATCATGTGTTCTCTCTGTTATGTAAGGTATGAATCAATCAATACGAAGTAGAATCAGCATACCGTTGGTTCTTCCATTCAGGGCCGTGCTTTTTGTCTTAATGCTTTCAAACCACGCCATCGTCTGCCCCTTGCGAAGGGCACGAAGTTGAGGAAGTTGTTCTTCAGGCTTTCTTAGAGTCTTTGAGCGGGTCTGTTTAAAGCCTACAATCTTGGTGCCCTTCACATACAAACTTCCCTTGGTCTCTGCCTCATAATATCCGAGTTTCCGCTTCTTGGTATCATAAATCCATACCACATCAGCCCCAATAATATCCGTGGGATTCTCACTCGTGAGGGCAAGCTCAGAATACTCCTTCATGAAGCGCAACTTACTCGCCATCTTTTTCTTGTCTTGGGGCTTCTTTTTGCGAATCACATGAGTCTTGAGCTTGCTTTGCTGTTCGGAAATCTTCGCCAGCACCTCATTAAAGGTGTCAAGAATCTTCTTGAGCGGCTTCTTGCCCACGTAGGCATATCCCTCGGTCAATTGCTCGTCTTGGCCGTTATAGGCCATTTGCCACTCCGCAATATGCTTCCTGAGATAGGCTTGAACCAAGCCAAGCTGAGGTCCCTTATGACCCTTTGCCAACACATCCTCGGCAATCACAGTACTAGTCACCAGATTATTATCAAATGCATTATCAATCACCATATCCAAATCTGAGAGAGTAGCAGAAATCTGCTGTCTCATGCGGTCTTGAATGGTTGGCCCCTCTGTTTTCGTGGAGGTTGCCTTTCTTTCTTTCTTTTGAGTGACGATTTTCTCCACGTACTCCTTAATACGATTCTGATGACTCTCGTTCAATACAAATCCTTGGAGTTGCATTCGAGCAATCGTGCATGTGGATACATCCATTGCAGAATCTGAAATCTCTCGCCACTTTGCAACATCTTGCTTCACCGTCTTGGGGCGATGTTCCTTCATCCACTCCTCAAGATATTTACGCACATCCTTTTCATTTGCCACAGCATTGTGCCAATTCAAGCCGCGAATCATTTCGCTATTATAGTTTACGGAATTAATTACACGAGCCTCCCATGTGGGCTCATCCCCTAGGACATGTGCTTCTGAGAGATTGGCCTTGACTGTATGCAACGCTGACATTATTGCACATCCATACTGTAGATGGCATCATAATGGAAAGAACGCCACGCACTCGCCTCAATATCCCACACACGGCAGATATCAGGGTTCCTCGTAATAGTGCGAGCATTTTTCTTCGGCGTAGGTATGATGGTAGGATTCAGGGTGCACTTCATGGCACGGATATCCCCACCAACCTTCAAGAATTTTACGGTGACTGTATGAAGGCGCAATGCCTTTTCTACCAACTCACGATTAATCATATTTTTTCTCCATGTTTAAATTCATAATCTAGTATAGCGATTTGGAATCCCTAAGTCAAGGGCTATTTTGGTTTTTTTACCATTTTAAACCACGACCCCGGATTCCATTCGGTTTTCATAGGGCTTACGTTATCCGACGAATCCCCCAAATCCAACATAATTTTTGATTTATGCTTCTCGTCTAATGTCTTGGCGAGATTTTTAGTGGGGGAGAGTGTTTCTGTTACAGGGTCTTTTTTTGATGCCAATTGCATATTGGTGGCAATCACCAATAAAATCGCGAGCGGGTCAAAGACAAAGATGAGCATCAAGATAAGCATTCGAATCGCTTTGTCAATTGTTTCTGTTGTATCGTTTGAATAAACCAATTGAGCAAAATATTTAATCGGACCAACTTCTGTTTCTAATTTGCGCTGGTCTTTATTCAATATTGATTTTTGTTTCTGTAAATCAATTAATCGCGTATTACTCGTCGCGATGTCTTTGGCTATGGTTATTCGTTCATTGCGCTGAGTATTGCGTACTGCGATAGCACGTTCCGTAGTTTTTTCGTTTCCGACAAGGTTATTAATTGCCGCATCCATTTGATGTAACGCATCGCGTGACACAGAAATATTTTGCTTTTCCATTGCGATTTGCTCATCCAACATCGTGACTTGCTCTTCCCCTGCATTCAATCCTTGGGTTCCTTCAACATGGGCGCGGGTCAAATACCCGAAGATGCCAATACTGGTAATGAGACTCAGGACCGTGACCGCACTAAAGAAATAAGTCTTCATCAATCGATTTGACGTATTCCATGAATTATAGAGCCATGATGCCGCTACTAATTTTCCAAGTTCTAGTGCCGCCCCCATCAATCCTACTGCAAGTTTCGCACCAGGAAATATCGCGATAAGACCTGCAATCGAGAACCAAGCGGCAACGGAGCTAATGAATAATGCAGAAATTAACGTAAGTAATATCATAGTTTCAAGTGTTTGCGGTGGACTTTGCACATAATCCAATCATTGTAAAATTTATCAGGATGTTCTAGCACACCCATTTCAAATTGAAGTTTTGCTTCATAATAAGAACATTGTCCCTTTGTTCGACACAGATACAGAATATGCCGTGTGAAATGCCCCCGTCCGAGGGCAGTAACATCAGCCAATAATTGTTTGTTACTTCCGTAGTATTCTCGCCAATCAGATTCGACTCGAATACGCTTTCGCTTTCCTTTGACGGATTTTCGTTTAGCAAAAGTAAAGAGTTTCTTTCCAATGTATTGTCTTCCTGATTGGATGTTAGTGATATTGTAGACGAACCCAATCACATCTTGGGGGACTTCAGTGAGTTCATGTTGTTCATACATCCACATAGCATAGTCCAGTTAAATGACTATACTATTTAGTCTTCGTTTTCTTCTTCTTCCTCGTCCGTGAAGTCGTAGTTCTCGTCTTCAATATCTTCACCGCAAAATGGACAGTATTTAACGATGTAGTGTAATTCATCCATATCATGTTTCAGCTTAAATTCAGCCTCACATGACAAACACACGATAAGTTTATGCATAGGTTTCCACGATTAATTTTGGCATATCTTTGCGCTCGGCAACGATATAGTAGTAAAAAGGTAATCCATTACTGCCACTTACATAGACACAATCCGGATAGCTATGTTGGACGAATAGATGTTGAGTATCAGACGTTGCTGTTAAATGTACCGTATAATCTTCCGTATGAACCAAACCTTTCCAAAAATCTGGTAATGCAATCATTGGATTGTCTGATTTCCCCCGAATATATACCGCATGCTCCGGTCCTTCTAAGCATCCATGCCGCAACCGCATTTTTTCTTTGGAGGGATGGGGAATGTCAAACAGTTTTGCATTTGCAGAAAACAAAGTTGCCGTCACTAATCCAGTAACATTCAATATGGGTGTTGTAATTTGGATTGATGCTGGTAAGAAAGAAATTGAGTATGGTGACAATGCCCCATAGATGTTATTGGCGACAAGGGTACCTGTCGTAATAGTAGGAGCGGTAATCTTATCAGAGGCGGCAATTAATGGGGCAGAAATGTCTTGTACTGCGACAAAATTTTCAACGATATGCTTGCCTGGTTTATAAGACCCTTTGTTTGATGTAAACCCACCATTTCCATCTTTCTCAATGAACGGTGGCACATCGTTTGTAGTATCTTTGCACGATGGTATAATCCCTTCCAGACTTAATGAAGGAATCCCTGCCAACAATGTTTCGAGATTTATGGATAGAGAAGGAAAATTAAATTGCGGGAGTGTCGGAAGTTTCGGGGGCCATAAATTACTTAAATCCGGAAGTTTGAAACTAATATCTGGTAAATTCAATTCACCAAAAATCGCCTCATTAATCAAACACGCAATATTTTTTAAACCATCTTGTAGTGTGTTGATTTTGTTTGTTTGTGATGTAATTTCTGATGTTGTTGACGCTTGTGTAGCGAGTGCGCGGTCTAACGCCTTCTTGCCTTCTGCGGTAGGATTCGCGGCATAGGCTTGACGTAAGGCAGATGCCGTATTTTCTAGGTCTGCCTTCTTATTCTTCAACTTATCTAGTATCCCCTTTGCCAAGGCAATTTGAGCTAACGCCAACTGATATTTGTCAATCAATGATGACGATGTTTCCGTGGTAAAACTTTGTGCCGAGGAAACTGGAATGGTTGGCGTTGGTACTGGTGTAGGGTCAAAGGAAGAAGAACAGCAACTCAGTGAAGTCAACTCTGTGCTGACATTTGTGCAATAGGAGCCAATATATGCGCCCAAGGTGCAGTCGGTCATCTGCTCTACTGCCCACGAATCTATTTCGATTGCACCGCCATAGGGCGGTTCTCCTTTCTTGGTGCAAAGATAATATGTTCCGGTGCCAATATCAGTCGTGGTATACCGAAATACCCCATTGATATCGGTCCAATTCATAATGCCATTTCCCGCCACATTCGGAAAATTCTCATTAATCGTAATCTTCCAGCAGTCGCCATACAACGGAAGTGCTGTTGCAGTCGGCGTGACGGTTGGTGTCGGTGTTGG